ATAGACACATCATAATCCACGCAAACTCATTATCTGGATTACTAGCTGATGAGAGAGCAATCTCTGGCGATTTCGCTAGTATTAAAGCTCTGGTATCTGGAGAAATCAATACTTTTCTAGGTTTCAGATTTTATGTTCTAGGTGATAGAGATGAAGGTGGATTACCATTAGCAACTAATGACAGAACTTGTTTTGCGTTTCATAGAGGTGCAGTCGGTATGGCTGTAAACATGGCACAAAAAACAGAGATCAATTATGTTCCAGAGAAAACATCATTCTTGGTGAACTCAATGTTCTCAGCTGGTGCTGTTGCTATTGATGCAGATGGTATCGTAAAAATAACAACTGATGAAAGCTAATAAGAAGGAGAATAATTATGGCGTTTGATAAAACAGGACTACAACCTATTGGTGGTCAAGCAAAAGCTGGTAATGCTCCTCAAATGTGGAGCTACACATCAACTGATGCTAAAACAGCTATTGATGCAGAGGGATACTTTAATGATGTATCTGATCTGTTAAAGGTTGGAGATATAATTTATGTCCACGCATCAACTGGTGGCACGAGAACTTACTCGTTACACCCAGTAGTCAGCAACGCAAGTGGTGTTGTTGATGTCGGTGATGGTACAGCTATATCTGCTACTGATAGCGACTAATCAACTAAACATGGGGAGGCCCTTAATGGGCCTCTTCATTTATTAAAGGATTACTATGGCAAGTGGAGATACTAATATTAAAATTTGTAACCAGGCTCTAAATTTACTTGGAGCTGATATTATTTCATCATTTACAGATACAACAAATGATGCTGCCTCTGTTTGCAACAACATTTACGAAACAGTTAAAAGACAAACCTTATCATTATATCCATGGTCTTTTGCTTTGGTAAAAGAACAATTAAACAGATCTACATCTACACCAGTAAATGAATGGTCTTATATATATCCACTACCATCTAACTCTGTTAGTTCTACACCCCTACAAGTTTACAATTCAAGTTCAACAAGAGTGTTGCCAATACAAAGTTACGAATTAATTTATACAAGTTCTGGTCCAGCAATAGCTACAAATGAAGAAAATATTTATGTAGATTATATAAGTTCAGTTATATCTGAAGGTTTGATGCCTTCATATTTTGTACAGCTTTTAGTTTACATGTTAGCCTGGCATTTAGCCGAACCAGTAACAGATCAAATTACAAAAGCAGAATACTGGAGAGGTGTAGCTTTGGGTTCTTTAACAGAAAATGGAAGGGGTGGGTATTTTCGCCAGGCATGTAATGTGGATGGTAGAGGTAAACCAAATTATGCAATAGTAGATTTCCCATTAACAGATGTTAGATGAGCAGAGCAGTAACAATACAAACAAACTTTACTACTGGTGAGGTAGATCCATTATTAAAATCTCGTATAGACATCAATCAATATTACAACGCATTAGATCAAGCTCGTAATGTTTTAATACAACCTCAAGGTGGAATAGAGAGAAGGCCAGGATTACAATTTATATTTGAGTTACCAAGTGCTGCCAATCCACAAAATGGAATAAAACTTATACCTTTTGAATTTTCCACAACACAAAGCTACATGCTTTTATTTGTACACAACAGAATGTACATTTTTAAAAATAAAGAATTAGTAACAAACATAAACTCAAGTGGTAATGATTACCTAACTACAACTATAGGATCTACAGTTCTTGCAACTATGGACCATACACAATCAGCAGATACATTAATTTTGGTCCAGGAAGATATGGCCCCTAAAAAAATAGTAAGAGGTGGTTCTCATTCAACATGGACAATATCAGATTTATCATTTGAATTTATACCTAAGTTTAATTTTACTGCATCTGAAACTACTATCAATCAAACTATTACACCATCAGCTGTAGATGGTAATATTACAATAACTGCTGGAGGTAATGTTTTTTCATCTGGTAATGTTAATCAATACATAGAGGCTAATGATGGAATTGGTAGAGCAAGAATTACAAGATTTGTTTCTGCTACATCTGTAGAGGCAATAGTAGAAATACCATTTTTTAATACATCAGCTATTGCATCTGGAGGAACTTTTATAGATGGAGGTTATGAAGATAGCTGGTCTAGTACAAAAGGTTATCCAAGAACTTGTACCTTCCATGAAGGAAGGCTTTACTTTGGTGGTGTTAAATCAAGACCTAATACAATCTTTGCATCAAGAGTAGCCAGGTTCTTTGATTTTAATCCTGGTGAGGCTTTGGATGATGATAGTCTTGAACTAACAATATCTACAGATAGTACCAATGCAATAACTGGTATGTTTTCTGGTAGAGATCTACAGATCTTTACAAAAGGTGGTGAGTTTTTTTTACCACAATCAACACTTGATCCTATTACTCCTACTAATGTTGTAGTTAATGGTGCAACAAGAAGAGGATCTCAAGAAGGTATAAAACCAGTAGGAGCTGAAAGTGGTACATTGTTTATACAAAGAGCTGGTAAATCTTTAAGAGAATTTTTATTTAGTGATGTAGAATTATCTTACATATCAAACAATATTTCTTTGTTATCATCTCACTTGCTAAAATCCCCATCAGATATGGCCCTCCGAAAAGCAACATCAACTACTGATGGGGATTTATTATTATTAGTAAATAGTACAGATGGTTCCTTAGCTACATACTCAATACTTAGAGGACAAAATGTTATAGCTCCTACTCTAAGTACAACAGATGGTGAGTTTTTAAATGTAGGGGTAGATGTAGATCAAATATATTTTGTAATTAAGAGGACTATTAGTAGTGCTACTAAATATTATGTAGAGTGTTTTAATGATGATAATACAACTGATAGTACAAAATTATTATCTGGTAGTAGTAAACCATCATCTACTACTGTAACTGGATTATCACACCTTGAAGGCAAGACAGTAAGAGTAATTGCTGATGATCAAATGCAAACAAATAAAACAGTCAGCTCTGGTCAGATAACATTAGATGCAGTACCAACAACCTATGTAGAAATAGGATTAGACTACACACCAATTATAAAAACACTACCAGTAGAATTGAAACTATCTAGTGGCAATATAGTAGCTCAAAAGAAAAGAATAGTAGAGGCTACTGTTAATTTATATCTATCGCAAAATCTTACATTAAATGATAATGCTTTTTCATTTGTAGCTGGTGATTTTTTTACTGGAAAAAAAAGAAGGAAACCAATGCTTGGATATGATAGAGATGGACAGATGACATTTTCCCAAACTGATCCATTATTTTTTAATTTATTGGGAATAGAATATAAAGTGAGTGTAGGACAATAGTATGGCAGTAAATCCATTTGTAGTTTTAGCAGTAGCATCATCTTTTGGTAAGGCTTATGCAACCTATCAAGCTGGTATGGCTCAAAAGGCCTACTATGATAGTCAAGCAGTCATGAGCCAACTACAATACAAATCAAAAGAGATAGAGGCTAAAGAGGCTGGAGTAGAGGTTTTAAAAGCTACAAACAAAGCTCTATCAACTATTATAGCTAAAGCTGCTGCTGGTGGTATGTTACCAAATGAAGGTTCAGCTTTACTTGCTCAAACTTTATCAATTAAAGAAGGGGCCGAAGATTTCCAAGTATCTAAATTAAATGAAGAGATTATACAAAACTTAGGACTAATAGAATTTCAAAATCTTAAAATGGCTGGTAAGTTTGCTAAACAAGCTGGTATCCTGGGTGCTATCTTTGGACTTGGTACTGATATAGGACAAATAGGTATGAAAGTTTATACACCACCAAAAACAACTCCACCGAAGGATAAGAAAAAATGAGTGTAAGAAAAATATTTCCAGGTGGTATGATTAGACCAGTCAGTATTCCTAATGTAAATTTTTCACAATTCCAGGTCCAATCATCTGCATTTAATAATCTTGCACAAAGATTAGATAGGATGATGAACTTTGCTGTACAACAAGGAGAGAAAGTAGCAATAGAGGAAGGTAAAAAATTTGCTGCATCTAATCCACTTGATGCTGATACTTTTTACAATGCAGATCCAGAGGAAAGAGAAAAACTTGTAGGTGGTGATAATATTACATCTTATGGTAGAGCTCTTAAAATTGCACAAATAAATTTACTTGCAACTGATTTGTCAATCAAAGCTCAAGGTGATTTTACAAAATTAAAAGTTATAGCTGTAGGTTCAAACATGGATGCAGATATGTATGAACAAGGTTTAAATGCTATTGTTCAAGGTTACTCTGATAGTTTATTAGATGTAGATGCAGAGGCAGCTATTACAGTAAAAGCTCAGTTAGCATCAAAAGCTAATACACTTTATACATCATACCTGGATGATAAGATAAAAGATTACAATACAACTAAGGCTGCCGACTTACAAGGTTGGGGCCAATCACAACTTGATAGCATAGCAGACGAAATAAAAGCTGGTACTATGAGAACTATAGAAATAGATGGTGAAACAAAAAATGTAACTATTGAAGAGTTTTTAGATATTAAGAAACAAGAATACTTTAAAAAACTTTCTGCAAATCCGAAACTTAAAAAATACTCATTAACATGGGATAAAGAATGGGATGCAAGAGTACAACTAGAACTTAAAAATTATTTATATACTCAACTTGTAGATACTAATGAAAACAGAGAGACTATGAGTGCTGCATCTAAGGCTAATAAAGAAGTACAAAAT